TGAAGCAAAACTCGTTAAAAGCATCGAACGCGACCAGCGATCCATAGGCGACCAGGCTAAAGAGACGGCGCGTATCGCTATAGCGCTCATGCAAGGTGTTGATGCAGCGCGCAAATTCGACCAGTGCGAGGCGCTCTGGCATGATGCTGGAACACCTACTGTCGCCCAACGTGCAGACGCTGTCACCAAGCTCTATGCGGCCACAGATAGCTCACAACGTGCTCTACTGCCTCGCGAAATGGCTTGGGAGGAGCTTGGGTGGAGTCCTGAGAAGATAGCCCGCGCCAAGGCGTTGCTGAAAGCCGAGGAGCAGGAGCAGATGGAGCTGTATCTGAAACCGGAGGCCGATAATGGCGACGCTGACGCAGGACCTACCGAACAGCGCGAAAGCGCAGACGAAGCATCTTCGCAGGATAAGCAATCGGACGATACCCAGAATACTGGGAGCGTGGCGACTCAACGCAACCGATGACTTTGACGCGTCGTACGCAAACGCCTATAGGCCCATGCTTGCTTTGTTGGATTCCGCGCAGTCGGATATCGCCGACTATATGTATGACACCACGCCCGACGTGATGCAGGACATGGGTTCGCGGGGGACGGCTACGCATTCCACGAACTTCGATACATCGCAACTCGTCGGCTATGCCGGTAACGGCGTCGACACGTTCAGTGATCTCTGGGAGTCGGTTATAGCCGGTAAAAGCGCCGTCAAAAACGGCGCGGACGCTCCCACCGCCCTGCGGATCATCGAAAACGGCTTCGAGCAGCGCGCCCGAACCGTTCTGGCCGACACTGCCCGTAGTGCTGGATTGGCTTCCGCGAAGAGCATCGACATCAACGCTCATTATGTGCGCGCATTGACCCCGCCGAGCTGTGGCAGGTGCGTTATTTTGGCTGGCATGCGCAGTGGCAAGGTGGCGTTCGAACGTCACCCCCGTTGTGATTGCACGGCTGTATGGAGTACGGACGAGGGCGCTCTGGCGACGCATTACACGGACGCGAGCGATTACCTTGACTCACTGTCGGACGACGATCTTTCGAGCGTCCTGCGAGGCTCTGCGAACGCCCGGGCGTATCGCGACGGCGCTGACCTCAATCAGTTGGTCAATGCCTATCGCAAGCGCGGCGACGTACGTTCGGCGCAACTCTATGGTCGCGATATCAAATACACGATTGCGAGCACCACCAAACATGGGACTGCATATCAGCGGATGAAACAGGCCGGATACGTCAAGCAACATGTGCGCTACGGCTCGAAATACTGGCGTGCGGATCGCCCAAGGCTCATGCCTGAGACGATTTACCAGATTGCGGACGGCAATCAATCCGAGGCCGAAAGACTCCTACGGAACTACGGCTGGATACTCGACTAGCCGACAATCAATTTTTACACCTCACATGCGCAATGCTGTGAGGTTTTTAATATCCACTCGCAACGAGGGAAGGAACAACATGGCAGACACCACAGCTGATAGCACAGCCGAAACCGCAGTAGACGAGGGAACGCCAGCATCTACCGCAGCCGAAGCATTGAGCATGCTCACCAAGGATTCCACGGCAACCGAGGAATCGAAAACAGACGAGCAAGACACAGCCACAACCGAAACGGAATCCAAGAAATCAGAATCTGAATCCGAGGATGAATCGCCCGCAACGGACGGCGACGAACCGGACGACCACGCAGACGACGACGAGCTCGGTGACGCAGGTAAGAAGGCCATCGACCGAATGAAAACGGAACGCAACAGTGCGCTCCGCGCTCAGAAGAAGGCCGAAAAGCAGCTTGCCGAATCGCAGGACGAAGTATTCCGCTTGCGAGTCGAAAAGCTCGCAGCAGGACGTCTCACACACCCCGAGCTGGCTTTGAAACTCCTGCCCGACCTTAAGGGTCAGGACGAGAAGGCCATCAAGAAGGGCATTGACGGGCTGCTGTCTACATACCCCGATCTGGCTCCCGAATCGACGGCTGAAACCGTCGAATCGAAGGCCGGTGATGACCTGTCCGAACTGTTCCCCAACCAATCCGAAACATTAAAACCAGCCGACCAGAATCGTGTGAACGCCGAGCAATTCGGCTCGATCCTGAGCGAACTGGGAATCAGCCTATAACCTAGGAGGTTACAAATGGCAGGTATCGATATCAATCGTACCAGCGCCGGTGTGAATCTGAAGCCGGAGCAATCCAATGAAATCTGGCAGGAGTCGCTCAAGCAATCGACTCTCATGCAGCTCGCCAAGCGAGTCACACTGCCAGGAAACGGCGTAGAGTTCGACACTCTCGGCGAATCAGCTCCCGCACAATGGGTGGACGAAACCGCCGAAAAGCCGGTCATCAACCCAACCATGGGCAGCCGAGTGATGAAGCCACGCAAGATGGCGCGAATCATCGCAGTGTCAACCGAGTTCGCTCGCGACAAGTCCACTCTGTGGAACGCGATCAAAGCGCAAGCCTCGGAGTCCATCGCAAAGACCGTCGATATGACATTCCTCACAGGCGCTATCAAGGCACCGTCAACCGACGGTATGGACGTGCTCTATGATGCCGACTCCGTTTCTCTCGGCAAGGCCGCGTACGCAGATTTCGTCAAGGTCTACACGGCAGTATCCACCAACGGCGGCAACCTCGACGGCTGGGCTATGAGTCCACAAGGTCAGGCGAAGATCATCGGCGCCACTGATGCTAACGGTCGCCCGCTCATCACTCCCGACGCACATACCATGACCATCGGCAACGTGCTCGGCGCTCCCGTCTACAAGTCTCCATGGGGACATAAGGCTGCCGAAGGCGAAGGCAAGGAATTGCTGGGCATCGCTGGCGACTGGTCCCAAGCGCTGTTCGGTCAGGTCGGCGGCATGCAAATCAAGGCATCCGACCAGACCACGCTCAATATTGACGGAACTCAGATCAGCCTCTGGCAACACAACATGATTGCATTCATGGTCGAGTTCGAGTGCGGCTTCATCGTCAAAAACAAGAGCCGTTTCGTCAACATCACAGCCTAAGGGGGCTCATTATGGCGACATTATTCGCAAACCTAGCTAATAATGAGAGCGCGCCGGACAGCTACACTCCCGTTAACGTGCAATTCGTTGACGCTAACGGTAAGCCGGTTGCTGTCGGCGGTGGATCTGGCGAACAGATTAAGAGTGTCAAGGCGCTCAAAATCAACGCCGGAGGGACCCCCACCGCGACCCTAGCCGATGGCGTACTCACTCTTGGTCTCGTTACCGGCGACAAGGGCGCAACTGGCACTAACGGTGCTGACGGAAAGTCCGTCAAGTCTCTCGCGCTCAAGGTTGACGGTGCCGGCAAGGTCACTGGCGGCACCATGACACTCAGCGATAACAGCACATCGGCAGTAACCATCACGACAGCCTGATAGACGGGAGAACGCTATGAAACCAACCGTTGACGATGTGGCGAAACAACTAGGTCGGGAGATAACCGACCCACTGGAAATCGACCAGATCAAAACGTGGATAGACATAGCCGATCTCATTGTCCGCAAGCGTTACCCGAACCTCGACCAGCTCGTAAAAGACGGTGTTATTAACGCCGAGTCTGTGAAGCTAGTCGAGGCTCTGGCCGTCGCGCGCTACTCTCGCAACCCCGAGGGCACTACAAGTAATTCCACTCGAATCGACGACTATCAAGAAACCTATGGCACCACTAATGCCAAGGCCACCATGGAAATCCTCGACGACGAATGGGATTTGCTCGCGCCATCGGATACAGGCAGCGAGGGAGCGTTTACCATAACGCCGAAAGGATGGCAGGACTATGAACCTCGCTCGCCTTTTGGAGCATGGTAGGTCAGCCGCCGAAAGCCTCATGACGGACACGTTCAGCGTCTATCGCGCGACGGGCAATCGAGTGGTGGACCCTGATACTGGCATATCCAAGCCGGAGCTGATAGCCGTCGCTGAGAGTATTAGCGGCAAAGTGCAGACATCTGGCGGCATCGCACAACAGACGGTCACCGGTTCGGGTGACAGCTCGAATCTGGGCGGCTTGGTGCCCGAGTGGTCCGTCTACCTGCATTTTCCCATGTCCACGAATGGATTACAGCCGAAGGACGTGGCGATATGCACGGCTTCCCGCGACCCTGATCTGGTCGGTCGACACTATCGTCTGGTCAACATGCAGTCCGAGAAAACGCACGCGACAGCAAAACGTTGGAACGTGCAGGAGATACCGCAGGAGAGTGATAGCGATGCAGGTTGACACGAGTCAGGTCGAATCACTCGCCACGCGCCTCGGGTATGCTCCGACCAAGAAACGCCCCTTGATAACAGCCGCCATCAAAAAGGGCGCGCAGAACATCAAGGAGGCGATTCAGGCGGACGTGAAAACGTCGTCGAACCGCGCCATACGTCGCATTTCCATCGGCTATGACATGCACGAGACCGTGGATACGGTCGAGGCCGATATCGGGCCGCGCGATGGCGGCGCGTCGAATCTCGCCAACATCGCTTTCTTCGGCACGTCCAAGGGCGGCGGCTCCCACGAGTTCTACCCGCACGGCGAACGTGAGATGCCCGCGACAGCCGAATATGTGCATAGGGCGGCGATGGGACTATGACCACACTCACCCAAGCCAAGCACTCCATATTGGAGCTGCTGCCCGAACTCAAAGGCTGGCACGTCTACACCAACGGCATCGCCACTGCCGCCAAACCACCGTGGGTTGTGGTGGCGGTACGCGAGACGGGCAGAGGGTACACGGAATCGCTGCATGTCGGCAACCATCTCGTCACGCTCGATATTCGCGTGGTGGGGGATACGGATGACGGCGTGAACATCGTCTGCTCGAAATTGCAGGACGAACTCGACGGCATACGCCCCGCAGACCCGAATATCGGCGCTCTATTACCAGAAACCGATTCCGGCGTCTATTCGTCCGAACTACTACAGCCGGACAGTTCCACACCATACGTCATGCGCGTATTGACGTGGCGCACCGGTTTCGCATCATAAACACAACAATCATTCACCAACCCTCGCGAGCATCCGTTTGCGGGGGTTTCGTCATATTTGGAGGCATATCATGGCCGATCATCAAATACCGTCCGCCTATTTGGAGGACGGCGATTTCAAAACCGTTTTCGTCGATAAGGTCGCCGACATTTCGGCACCGACCGTCGATGAGCTGACGACACCGCTCGTTGACTTGTCCGACTATCTGACCGCCGACGGTTTCAAACTCACGCATTCGCAG